GAACCGGAAGTTGTCGAACTTCGTTTCCGGCGTCACATCCCCATCCGAACTCAGATCCCGCCCCGTTGCCTCACTGTCGCTGAGATAGATGCGACAGACGTCCCCAAGCGTCGGGGTTTCCGCCCACTTGATCGCCGCATCCATGAGATAGGTCGTCGCCCTGGCGGCCGCTCCACGATCCCACTGGTTGGAGACCTGGCCGTTGCCAGCCGCCACACCATCCTTTAGGGTAAACGTCACATCCCCATCGGCGTCCTGGAAGACGACGGGCGTCCCCGCCTTGGAGAGGATTGCGTTCGTTGCCATCTCTATTCTCCCGTCGCAAATTCGTTGACGTTGACATCCACGACATACTGGATCGTGTCATCAGCGACACCATCGGTATTGCCTGAAATGTCACCATTCTCAAGGACACGCGGCAGCATCTTGCGTGCCTCTGCCGTGGCATCGGCTTGGACGGCTTGCATCCACAGGAGCCGGTTCGCATGGTTCTCCGTCGCAGGGTCTTCGATACGGATGTAGGCCGCCGTCGTGAGACACGCACCCTCCACCCGCCTCAACAGTGTCCCTTCACCCCGATACGCCTGACTGATCTGTAGTAACGACATAGTTCACCTCTACATTATCAGTTCCCATTGCCCAGGTAATACACCGTGACCGTGATGTCCGTCAGTTCCGCACCGTATTCGGTCGTCTCCGCGAATGTGCCGGTCGCCAGGACGCCCTTGACCGTCTCGGCAAACTCGGCAGTCTCCGGGCCGGTCAACTCCGTGGTGTCAATCGCGAGCATCGCCACGTCCCCAAGTCCGGCCAGGAACGTGAACGTGGTCGGCCCTCCGCCACTCGGGACCGTCCCGCCCACGGCAATGTCGTTTTCCTCCACGGTCGCAAGAGCCTCCAACGCCGCCTTGATCGTGGCCGCATTGGCGTTGTACGCGATGGCCTCCGTGGTCTCGCCGCCGTACGTGAGCGTGTATGTTCCCTCCGTCGCCGCCGCGCCCAGGGTAAGCGTCTGCACTTCCGCCGTGCGACCCAAGACGGAGAAGTCCGGCACCAGCATGGCCACATCTCGCAATGTGTCCCGGAACGTGAACGTCGTCGCCGACCCGGACGCCAGTGTCCCGCCCCCGACAGTCACGCCGTCCGTCCCGATTCCCTCCAGCGCCTCCAGTGCCGCCTCGATCGTCGCCGTCGCAGCGTCATACGCCAGGTCCGTGGTCGTCTCGTCACCAAGACTCAGCGTGAACGTCCCGCTTGTCGCCGCCGCCGACATGGTCAAGGTTTGAAGCTCACCATGGCTGGCCACGTTGGCAAGCTCTACGGTCAACGGCCCATGCACCGGCACCCCCAGATAGTCATTGCCGTCCACGGCCTTGTAGTTGATCGCGTAGCTGTTCGGGTCGGAGGGTGTGGCAATGCCGGTCAACGAGAACAGCGAGACGCCGTGCGGGTCCGTCAACGCCAAGTCCCACGACGCCTCCGTCCCCTCGGCTTCAATCACGATCCGCTGCACGTGGCCGTAGATCGGATCGGACGGCACGTTCATGTCGCCGATGTCCGTCTCATCAAACGACCACACCGCCGTTCGAGTGATCGGACCCCCACCGGAAGGACGAGAGGGGAACGAAACGGTCGCCGCCAGCGCCGCGGCGGCCAGGATGAACACAAGAACCAAAGCCAGACGTTTCATGGACACAAACTCCTTGCATAACCGAAGCGGATAGACTGACAGAAGCAATGGACCCTACTTGCCCTTGGGGGCCTCGACCTTCTTGGGCTCGGGCTCGGGCTCGCGCGTGGTCCGGTATCCCTTGGCCTTCCACGCCTCCAGATCGCAGGCGTTGATAATCAGGGCACCCTTCTTGCCGTACACGGTAATCGTGGGAATGCTTGCCATTTGAGAACTCCTTGTCTCGACTTGCAGAAGAACGATGAAGGCTATGGGGACACAGCGCCCCCATAGCCAGTGAATTCACTCGAACGGCGGGTTATCCGCACGCACGACACGCCAGGTTCGGGTCCAGCGTTTTGACGCCGTACAGAATGTCCAGCGCCACATGGACCTCGGAACTGTTGCCCACGTAGTAGATGCGACTCCGCAGGCTCAGGCCGTTCTTCTCGTTGTAGACCGTCGCGATCTTGGCCCCCAGCTCGTTGCCCATCGTACTCAACGGAGCCGTCGCCAGAGCGAACGCATTGCGATGGAACGCCATGTTCGCCGTGTGGCTGTCCACGCGGCCGGTTACGACCGCCCCATGAGCGGCCGCCGCCACCAAGGCCGGCGTAAACTTGACCGTGCCAGCCCCGCCGGTGAAGGTGACAGCTTCGGTCACCGCGTAGCGCTGGGTGTTGCCGGCGATCACGAACGAATCGCCGACTTTCCAGTCGCCGCCATCCGTGACCCCATTGATTGCGATCTCGGTCGCACCGGCAGCGTAGCCGCCGGGCGAATTGTTGATAGCGCCCGTGGCGTCGGCGCACGTCCCGGCCGTATGGCTCTGGACATTCTGGTTGCCGAAGCACTCCATCCCGAACTTGATGCCCAGCGAGCCACTCAACTGCGTGTTCACGCCCGTCGGGCCGGCTCCCTGGTATTGATTGAAGGCCGTCAACTGCTGGAAGCCATTCTGGAGCGCCCCGCCCATCATGTAGTGCAGGTTGTTCGGGTTGCCCATCGGCACGCCGTTGTCGAACAGCACCTGGTAGACATTCGTGATGTCGTTGATCGCGATGGTCGAGTTCAGATCGACGTACCACGGGATGTCCTTGTAGAGCGCCGCCAGCTTGGTGTCCACGTCGTACGCCAGAGCGTACGCCGCCGGGGCGATGTGCTCCGCAATCAGCGTCTCTTCCGACAGGGCAAGCTCCTTGTCGGTCAGCTTGAACTTGACCTCGCGCCAGTAGGCCAGTTGAATCTGGACGCTGCCCGTCTTGAGGTCCTGCGCCGTGGAGGGAGCATTGTCCGCCGTGAACGTGCTCGGCTTACGAATGTTGATGTACTCGCCTTTGTTGAAGGCCCGACGTTCCTCATCGAACCCACGATGCACCCGGATGCCCATGCCAAGAGCCTTCTCCAGTTGGATCAGCGCCTCGTTGGCATAGAAATACGGCTGGTAGTAACCGAGAGAATTTCCCATCTTTGTTCCCCGTAGCTGTTTGGTTGACTGTTTGTGACTGTCTACCGGCCCGGCAGACACGCTTTTGGTGCAAAAGCGGCCCGCTTTGCCCAACTACCGGGACCAAAGCCCTCGGTCCCTCATCAATGTGTTTCGACGCCCGCTACTGGATTACCAGTTGCGCCCCAGCCTTCTGCGCCCGCTCCTTCGCCTCGCGATACTTCACCGCATTGCTGGCGTCAGCCTCACTAATCACATGACGACCACCCGTCGTCATCCGACCCGTCTGACCGGCTGCCCCACTCCCGGAGGCATTGCTTCCCTCAAAACAGACGGCGAGGGCCTGGGACGTCTTAAATTCGCCTACCAACTCCGCCACACCCATCAGGTCGGTGGAGTTTTGCATGTTCGTGATCCGCGGCGTTCCATCCGCGTCCACCACATCGATCTTGAAGCCACCCTGCCCGTCCGGCTTGACACGGGTACACGCCCGGACCTTGTCAAGCATGACATCCTGCCAGTCGGCAAGCACCTTGTGCGCGGCAAACGCCTTGCGTGCCTCCGACACCAGATGGCTCTGTCCGTGAGCCTGGATCGCCTTGTCTCGCTCGCCCATCAGCTTGGCGTTCTCCGCCTTGAGCGACTCCATCTGCTTGCGGTACTTGGTGTCGTACTGCTCTTCGATCGCCTTGACCTGCTGCTTGACCTTGTCGTCAAGATTCTCGGGGTCTTCCAGGTCCTTCACCTTGGCGATGGCCGCCTTGGCCTCTTCCGGGTCCACTCCCTCGAACGCCGCCAGTTGTTCGGCCTTCTTCTGGTTCTTCGCCTTGAGGTCCGCCAGGACTTTTCGCAGGCCGGCCGTGTCCTCCAAAGAGAATGTCTTGCCGTCCACCGACACGCTTTCGACGTCCAGCACGTAGAGCCCATCGGACTCCACGTAGAACTCCTTTGCCGGTCCTGTGAGAGCTTCGAAATCCTTTTGTGCCAATACTGCCTTGAGCTTCATGTCTGTCCCCTATGAATCCATTCGTCGGCAAACTACTACATGCCTCTACGTAGAGGCAAGTACAAAATCACTTTTTTTCTTCCTCGGCACGGGTAGCGGTTCGCGCGGCCTTCACCGACGTCCACAAAACCATGCCCACCGCACGCACAACGATAGGGATACGTGTCAATCGAGCGCCTCCAGTTCCTTGAGCGTCAGTATCCGCCCGCGGTCGTCCACGAAATCCCGCACTCCCAGCTTTCCCGATCGGAACAACTGGGCCTTGCGCTTGCCCAACGCCACCTCCTGTGTCTGGCGACCCTGGCCCTTGAGCCACTGGCCGTAGGTCACCTTGTCGGCCACCCTCCCATTCATCGCCGCCCGCTCGCTCGCCGGCATCTCCTTGAAGCCAAACCCCAACTCCTTCCACGACTTGCATACCGGCACCGTCGTACAGCGGCACCCGTAGTGCTGCGGCGGCCGTGGGCCATCGTGCAACCCGAACACCTGCCCATCGTAGGCCGCACACACCTCGCACGTGCGATAGTCCAGCGTACTGACCCATTGCACCGCCTTGACCACATCGGCATTGGCCCGGTAGGTCGCCTGCCGAACGTTGTTGACCACGCCGGAAACGCTCGTCCGCACCACCGATTCGATCTCTCGCCTGGATCGAGCCAGAATCCCATCGCGGTAACGATTCTTGGCCGTCCCCCGAATCCGGCGCACCATCTCGTCAATCCCCTCGCCCTCCGCCACGCCGATCATGATCTGCTGATTGACCTTGATCGCCTGGGCCTGCCCAAGCTCTTCAAACCACTCCCGGACCAGCCGGCCGTCAATCGGCCGGTTGACGACCATCTCCTTGATCGTCGGCACCGACAACGTCGTCAGGGCAATCTTCACCGGCAGCGACTTCTCGATCACCGCCGCATCCCACTTGCCCTGGCTCTTGCCCAAGTCGATCAGGTCCGGCTCCAGTTCCTTCCTCATGCGCAAGTACGCCGCCGCCAGCACCTCTTTGGTGCTCTGCCGCATGATCCGCAGCCGGTTCTCCGTCAGCGTCTTGCCCGCGTACTTGGTGAGCTTGTCCATCAGGTCCGGCTCGAGACTCCGGTTGAAAAACGAGACGATCTTCCGCACCTCGCCACTCTTGTACTGCTCCAGCAGCACGGCGTGCCGGATGATCCGGTCGCGGACCACCTCGTTGACCGTCTTCAGTTGCGACACATCAACCGGCATCCTTGCCCCCCTTCGGCTTGCCCGGACACCGCCGGCTGCGGTCCCCCCGGCCCGCCACAAATACCACGCCGTTGACGTCGTGCGGATGCAGCCCCTTGCCGCTGACGGCGAACACCCCTCCACAGGTGTCGCACACCGCCCTCGGTCGCTTCTGGGAGGTCCCCTTCTCCAGGGTCGCCAGTCGCCTCTTCTTGGGCGTGAACGTGTAGTGCTCGCACTTGTCCAGGGGACTGACTCGCTTGCCGTGGTGCGGCGAGCCGACCCGCTGGCAAATCTTCCCGCTGTACCATTGGCACGTCCAGCACGTTCCCGCCGTAGGAATCTGCGACAGGTCGATCTTCGGAGCCTTGCCCTCTATGCGGGCCTCCACTTCTTCGAGACGGCCCCTCGCCTCGCCCAGTTCCCTCTGTAGAGCGGTGATTTGCTTGACCGCGTCGGCCTCGGCCAGGGCCTTCTGCTCGATCAGTTGCGCCACGAACTCGCGGGCGATCTCGCGAATCACCACCCGCCACGCCTCATGCCACGTCAACGGTTTGTCCATGTGCCCTTCCTGTTGTCGTACCACCCTGTGTCCCCGATCCGGCAGCCCGACGACTTGCTCGTAGCTCTTGCCGCCCGGCACCAGGTCGATCTGGTGCCAACAGGTGTCCGTGTCCTTCGTGATCTGACCCGACTTTGGCCCCTGTGCGGCGCGGCACAGACCCGTCTGGTCCTCGTGAAGCCAGCACTGCGAACAGTCCTTTTCACGCCACGTCCGACCCACAGGCAGCCCTCGCACGCAGCAGGTCCGCATCCAGCCGACTCAACAGGATCGTTCCCGCCAGATTGTGCGCCATGGCGACGTGTCCGTTCCGCGCCGCCGTAAACCCCAGTTCAGCCATCGTGCGGTTGTGCTTCCGCACCCAGGCTTTTGCCGCCTTGATTTCGTCTTCGCTCCGTGCTTCGCCCATTACCGCTCTCCATACCTGGACCTTCGATCCCAATGCCGGCCGCGCGACCACGACCGCACGCCCGACCAGAATCCCCGCCGCCTCAACACCACCACCGGCAGCGAAACCTTCCTTGTCACCACCACCGGCCAGTACAGCGGCCGATAGAACCACGTGCCGTAGAACCAGCACCAACACCACCCAAACTTCATCCCCAACGCTTCAAGCAACCCGCCGCCTTCGTAGTCCAATGCTCAGCCTCCCGCCGTGTGTCGCCGATTACTCCCTCTCTTCTTCCGGCTCCGGTTCCGGCTCTTCCCTCCCGATCATGCCCAGGTCCGGCCCCTCTTCCTCGATCCGAGCCAATTCCTCGTCGATGTCGTGGTTCTCCGGCAGAAGGCCACGCAGCTTGACACCCTCCAGAATCGTTCGTCTGGACAGATCGCCCCGGTCTCGGAGCTTCTGGAGATTGTCCAGGTCCTGCGCCGATCGCGGCAGCAATCCGAAGTCGTCATAGATGTCCACCTTGAAGTCTTCCGCCAGCGTCTCGCCGGTCCATTCCGCCGCCAACGCAAACGCGTTGCCCAGCACAACCTCTTCATCCCGCACCCACGATTGCAGATCGCACTGCCCTTTGCCCTCGTCAATCGCCTTGCCCATCGCCGTTTCGTTGCCCCACGACCGAACGGTCAACGGCCCCATACCCACCGCCTCCATCTGCTCTTCGAGGTGGCGCAGCTCGTTCTCCCCCGCCTGGACCGCGTTGCCGCTGTGCTCGACCATCTTCATGTCAGCGTTGGCGTTCGTGGTCTTGACCGCGTGGTTCACCCCCCACACGATCTTCCCCTCCATCTCCTTCGCCGTGAGCCCCTTGAGGAAAATGACGCCCGAACGCGCGAACCGCAGGTTGTTCCGGTGGTCGCTCTGGCTCTGGTAGTGCGCCAGATTCATGTACGCCAGGTCGTCCATTGCCGGGGACGCACTCATGAACCCCGTCGGGTTGATATACAGAGTCACCAGGGCGATCTTCCCGAGCGTCATCGCGCCCTCTTGGACGACGTACCAATCCCCCTTCTCTGTCTGCTCGTACACCTGGAAGGCGTCCAGCCCGATCACCCGAATGCGGCGCACCGCCTTGGCGTCCCACTGGCCGCTCGACCGATACACCGACTCGCTGATCCGTATTTGCGTCAGCCGCGTCTCTCCGCCCACCTCTTCCGTCTGCCAGTTGATGAGCGCAACGGGATCGACCAACACGAATCTCGGCCGAAGTCCAAGCTGGCGCTCCTCTCCCAGGCTCCCCGCCTCATTCGGCGGATAGTCTACCAGGATATGACACAGCCCCCGGTTGATCCCGACTTTGAGCACTTCCCTGGCAAACGAATTGAGGCTCCGCCCCTGATCGTCGACTGCATTGGGCATCCCCGCCAGCTTCTCGGGCAAGTCCCCCACAATGTTCACGTTGCGAGCAAACGGACGCCGCGACAGCCCCAGCACCGTCTTCTTGTACCCGTTGTACAGCACGGACCTTGACAGCCTCGCCTCATACGCCTTGACCGTCTCGCCTTCTTCTCGCGGCAACCACTTCTCTCCCGCCGCCTTCATCGCCGCCGTGCCGCCCATCAGGTCGTCTACCAACTCCCACGTCGGCAACATGGCACTGTAAATGGGATGCACAGACTCGACTGTCGATTCCTGATTCGCCATAAGGTTTCCCTTGCCTAAAAGTGCCCGGACGGCTCTTGGACTTTATCTGCCCATGCAGACTTCCTTGATCCGGCAGTTAGCCGCGGAGCAGCGGCACCGACCGTCCGGGCCGCCGACGAAGACCCACCGTCAAATTCCGCCTCTGTCAGTAGTTCAGTCACGTGGTCCGTCAAGGTCCCGCCCACCCATCGACGCCAGGCGTCCAGGTCCATCCACGCATCGTCGCTATCCCACTCCGCCGCATCCTCGGCCGGCAGGAACAACGGCTCGCCACCGGCCAACCTGCCGTACCCGAGAAGCACCGGCTCCTTCACTGGACGTGGATGCACGAACTGCTTGTGGATCGACCACGCAATCACTTCGCCGCCCTCTGGAGCAGGTACTTGAAGAACTTGTTGCTGATGAATCGCCCGTCCTTGCCCACCCGCAGGGAATTGCCGGGATCGTTCGGGTCGATGATAAGGGAGCCGGCGACAACGTAGTGCATGTCGATGTCGTTCGGGTCACTGGTCACGAACACCGGCCCCACGTCCAGGTAGCTACGGGCGCAGGATGCCGCTGACATCGCTATCGTCGTCAGAATGAGCAGCCTGATGAATCGCCTCATTCCGCTCCTTCTCGTCCCGCTCTCGTTTCTCGTCGCGTGCGGCATACCACCTCCACACCGCCAGGCCCAACACCAACGCCGTCGCTATGATGGACCCGATGGTTTTCATGGTGAGCCTACTTGGTCGTGGTCGTCGGCACGTTCGTCTTGATCGACTGCGCCACCCCGGTCACCCCGGCCCGCAACGTGGTCAGGCCCATCCCCGCCGCAATCGGCCAGACCCACTCCGGCACACTGAACCACCCCATGCCCTCCGCGCACCCGAGAACCAGCATGGCCCCCGCCAGGATGTAGGTCTTCTTGCCGTTCAGGAATGCGAGAACCTTGCTGAAATCCATTTCCAGGCCCTTTCCAAAGTGACTTCTGTATACCAGTGTATAGAAGCAATCACCTGAATGCCGTCATGGCAAGAGTTTTTTGCCCAAAGCACAAAAACCTCCACACCGCCACAGTCCTACAGGCCCTTGACAGCCCCCTGGATTCCAGACCCCATAGCCCTCCGAAATCCGCGAACCCCGCCCGGCAGGTAGAATGGTATAGCCCCGAGCCGTTTGATCCGTTGTAGCTCGCTTCCAGCCTCAGAACTGGCTGATAACAAACCCCGGCTCTGCCAGCGGATGGACCTGGGCCACGTAGTAGCCAATCGCGTCCGACAGGTGCGTGAGCGTCTTGTCGCTGGTCTTGTCGATCTCTCCGGTCTTGTCGTTCCAGACTACCCCCTCGAAATCCATCACGGTTCGCGGGCACTTCACCGGGTCCACCAGGAATCGAATCTTCTCGTCGGCGGCACGAATCCGACTGTTCATCGCATTGATTCGCACCCGCTCACGGGGATTGGATTTCTTGTAGACCAGATAGAGCCGCCTGCCAAAGACCGGGCTCAATGTCTGCTCGATCAACTCCCAGTCCGATCCCGCCACCTTTGCCGACCCTCTCGCCCCGCCCGTCGCATCCCCATAGCACCAGACCTCCCCAGTGTGGGCACCGTACCGCTCGACCACCTCCCGGCACACCCGGACGGTGTTGCTGTTGTTGCGAATCCACACCTCATCGATGCAGCACGTCACGGGCTTGGACCGGTCCACGTCCAACCGATCGCCCCGATATGGCTGCTCTTGGCAGATCAAACAGATCCCCGGCGCGACGTTAAAGTCGAAGCAGAGGACCAAAGGCAAGCTCGGATCATATCGCAGCCGCTCGCTCGCGTGAGTCTCCTGGAGGAACCCATAGTACACCCGCCCCTCGAAGGTCACGAAACTGGCATTGAACTCCTGGTCGAAGGTGAGCGGGTCCATCTGCTTTCGCATCCGCTCCAGATAGGCGCTGGCCTGCTCGTGACCCAGGTACAGATGCAGAACCTCGGACGCCTTCCAGGTGAAGTTCGCAGCGTTCGGCACCTTGCCATCCTGGACATCCCGCACCAGCCGGTAATAGTGATTCCGGCCCCCAGGGACACCGATCACGTCAATCCAGCCGCCTCGGGCCAGCATGGGAAAGATGTGCTCGCCCAATACCTCGGGCCGGCAATCGGCATACTCATCGACCACCCCCCCATCCCAATCCCGGCCCTCGATCCGGGCCGGCTTATCCAGGCCAGCCACCTTCAGCACCGCCCCCTGCCACAACCTGATCGTCAATTCCGTCTCGCTGATGTCGCGATCCCGCCGCCCGGTGAGCAAGGCCCAGTCCGGCACCATCGCCTTGAGGTCTGCCCAGAAGATGTCCTTGGATTGCTGCTGGGTAGGGGCACATGCGAAGAATCGACCATCGGGAAATTTGCTGAATCGAACCGCTTTGCTGACCAGCCGCCGCTTGGCAGCCTCACTTTTGAAGCTTCGCCTGCCGGCAGGAACGGTATTCATCAGGGCTTCGCTGTGTAAGTAGGCGTGCTGTCGCGGGTCCAGCGTGCATGAGGTCCAGCGGGACGTCCAGACATTACCCATCTGTTGCCGCCTCATGCATGGCGTCGAAGTCGCTCAGCGCCTGCCGGATCAATTCCGCCGCGGTAGGGGCATTCAGTTGGTCGTCGCCCGGCCTCAGCTTCCAGTTCTCCGGGTCCTGGTTCAGCAGCACGAACTCCCTGGCCCTCTGGCTCGGCGGGAAAACGTGCTTCTCGATCTTCTCGGTCTGCTCGACTACGGTCATCACCCCATTGACCAGCTTCTTCTTCCTGCTGATCGTGGGCACCTCGACAATCAAAACTTCGCAGGATTTGTAGAGGGACCGCGTCACCGACCCACACCCATTCCGCCGCCACTCGGTTCGCCCCTTACGTATTGCCTCCGCAAAGTCCGGGTTCGAAGCCTTCCATTCGTAGTACAGCGTCGTGCCTACGCCCAATTCAGCGGCAATCTCTTCCTCTGTGCCGTAGTTCTCCCTCGCGTACTCATAGGCCAGTTGAATGAACGAATCCCGCCATTTTCGCTTTCGGCCCTTCTTTGCCATCATGCCTCGCAAAGCCCCGCCGTCGGAGTTGAACCGCGAACTTCCGGCTGGGATGCTGGATGTGATACCGTTTCACCAGCGGGGCGCTTTTCGCCACGATACATTGATGCACCGCGTTTTTCGATTTCACTGAATGGGATAATCGGGACCGTCAATCGCTCGCGTGCCGTTGGGTCCAGGAAGTAGATGTAGCGAAGCTGGAAGCCAGGCTTCGGTCGCCAGCCAGCGTCCTTGAACGCCCTCATGGAAGAAGCCCCAGTTTCCAGGATATTGTTCGCCTTCGTCTTACTCATCTGAAACTACTCTCTCTCTCTCGGGCTGCTTAAGCATCCGAAGGGCCTCCCTTTGTTGCCGCTTTGACCGACCGTCCGTGAGTGACATTCGCGAGAACACGCATGGCTCTCTCTCTCTCTCTCTCTCTCCTCCTATGCCGGGCCGCACACTGGTGTCATTGAACACCTCGCCTGTTGGAGCCTCCCATATTTGGTCATTCTTCTTGATCCCCGTCAGAACGAATCCGCTTGCCCGATAGATCGTCCCGTCCCCGCACTGGCAACCATCTGCGAATGAAACCACCCACTTGAGCCACGGATAATTCTTCTTGAGCAGCCGCATGGCTACCGCAATCACCCGGCTTTCGCTGTTTCGAGGCAGCCAGTCTGCCAAGGCCATCCGGTTCAATTCGATGAACTCATTCCACTTGGTGCCTTCCACCAAGCCCATCAACTTTCGCTTATCCAGGCACGGGCCGAACTGTAATGCCCCACCGCATTTCCCGTCCAGGAACACGCCCAGATGGACTTGCGAATTGTTCACCACCTTGCCGCTGTAGTGCAGCCGCTTGATGATCCGGTTCGCATCGGACGCCGAAATCGGCTTGACGATAATGTCCTTAGCCCTGCCCAATGTACGCCTCCGCGATTCGGGCCAATGCGTTGCCGTTACTGTTCTCGTTCGGGGAGTCGATGAACGGCCCATTCTTCTTCGCCGCTTCAATGGCCCGCCTGACCCCCTCCGCTTGATCGTCGTGCAGGGTAAGCGTCATTTGCTGAAAGGGTGCCTTATCCCCATAAGGCAATTCCGGCATTTCGCCCGAACCAACCACAAAGAAACCCATTTTTTCGAGGTCATCAATCGAAGTCCTCATCCATACGCAGGGCGTTCAACTGGCTCGACAAGGCATCCGTGTCCCATTCTGCAAGCTCGGCTGTCCGATTGTCGGCAATGGCGTAGCCGGTGCGGTCGGAACCAACCAGATCGGAATAGACCACGCCAATCCGCTCCCATCCCAATGACCTTGCCGCCTCCAACGTGCCGTTGCCGGCCACAACCACCCCATCGCGGTCAATCACGATCGGCTTCTGTTGGCCGAATCGGGAGAGGCTGCCCTTGATCGCCTCGATGTTCCTCTCGCTATGAGTCCGCACGTTGGCCTGGTCCGTCCGCACGTCCTCAATCGCTACCAAGGTCATGCCCTCGTTGATCTTCTCTGGCATCGGCGCATCCCTGCAAAACACGCTTCTATGTAGAAGTATGTCGCCAGACTACCACGACGAGCCCATCTTGCCAAGAAAAAAGAGTCACCCCCCAGCCCTCCCGCACCGCCTCAGCCCTCATAAGCCACATCAAAGAAGTGCAGTCGCTCAGGGCACCGAAGGAACTCCAACGGCTTCGCGTCCGCCAGCACGAACCCGTACGGCCCCTCAAACCAAGGAGACGGATGGTCCGCTACACAGTCGATCAGCCTCGCCTCGCCCACGATCCCGCCAAGGTCAAACTCGCACGGCTCGGGCATGGGAATGTGCGGGAAGGTCCGCTTCGCCCACGCATATCCACCCGCATCAAATGTCTTGCTGGCATGGATCAGGAACCGACCGCGGAACTGCGTCTGCCACGATCTATTCCCAATGTCCTTGTATCCGTTGGCGATGAGCCAAGCCCATGGCTGTAGAATGGAAAGCGCCTTCATGGGATCACCGTCCTTTCGGTCGCGAGGGCCTCGTGCATCGTCAACGCGGTCACCAGCATCCGTCGCACGGGGTTTCTCGGTCGGATCATGCGTCTTCCTCCCCAAATAACGTCACCATCTCTTCGCCTATATCCAGGTATCCTACCTGCTCACCTGCCACGTTAATGATGGAGAGATTGCCGACGCGATTTGGCATAACATCGAAATCACCCGGAAGTTCTGAGAGCAACTTCCGCAGTTTGCCAACCGAGATTCCCTTCGCAAGCCACCCGCCAGTAACCTCAACCAGTTCGTCAAAAACCATCATCGCACCACCTTTCTCGTGTCGGTCTGCGTAAACCTTATCCCCTCCAGATGCTTGGCCAGATCCTCCTTGATGTAGTACCGCTTGCCGTACTTCTCGCACAGCTCGATGGCCTTGGCCCCGAACGACCGCCAGTCGACCCTCGCCTCGCGTTCGGGATCGTGGTTCAGCTTGCCGATCTTGTAGAGGTCCACGAACTTGTGCGTCTCCCGGATGACCCGCAGCGACCCGCTGACGGGCTCGAGACTCACCCATGTCTCGATGCCCCAGCGGCGGGCTTCCATGATGGTCCGTATGCGCTCGGCAGGCATCGCCGCACCCGGCTCATACACCTTGCTGCAATTCGGGTCTATAAAGGTCATCGTGGTCGCAAACGCATCGTGCGGGCCGTACAGATCGAAGTCCCGCACCGCCCGCATCCCACCTTTGGTCAACACCTGGAACGGGACATCGTGCGAACGCAACACCTTCAAGGCTTGGCGCGTCACGCCAAAGTTCGCCGCCTCCGGCGTGTACGGGTCACAGTGGAAGCACAGCAGTACCCGTTCGGCCGTGCCGGCCAGCCGCTCGGCGTCCCTCTCCAGCCACTTGATAACGTCATTGCGGACATACCACGGCGTCTTTTCCCACTGCTGGCGGCTCTTGCGCGTCGCACCAGGAACGTAGCAATAGGAACACAGGTGCGGGCATACCCCTCCATAGAGGTTGCAGGCCAGATACGCGTACTCAAGCGCACGGCCTCCGGGTCGATAGATCACCTTCATAACGGCATTGCTCCCTTCTCACGACAACGTCACCGGCATGAACAGGTAGAGGTAATCCGCGCCGTCGCGGATCACGCCGGGCGATTGCGGGCCGGTTAATTCCAGGGTGAACGCATCGGTCCCGATCGCACGCAGGGCATCGGAAATATACTCCGGCTTGAAACCGATCTCCATCGGCTCTCCCTCGTACTCAGTCGGCACCGCAACATCGGCAATATTCTTGGCTCCGGCGACCACCCGGAATGACGCTTGGCCCCTCGACAGAGCCAGTCGGATACCGCCATCGGCAGAATCCTTGGCCATCAATCCTGCCTGCTGGATCGCCCGCAATACCGCCTTCCGGTTCATGGACAACTTGATCGGCGGGTCTTTCGGGACGACCTTCTCGTAATCGGGAAACGTCCCCTCCAGCAGATTCGTCGTCAACAGCAGCGGTCCACAGGAGAACCACGCCTGCCTCTCCTTGACCATCACCTTGATCGGGTCCTGGCAACCAGCCGGAATCGCCGCCAGCACCTTCAACGCCTTCGGCGGCACGATTCCCTTCGCCTCCATATCCGAATCTTCCTTCATCTGACAACAGGCCAGCCGTCGTCCGTCCGTCGCCACCAGCCTCGCCTGGCCATTGCCTTGTTTCAGGAACACCCCGCCGATCGCGTAGCGGCTGTGCTCAGTGGCAACGGCAAATTCTGTGCGACGCACACCAGATCGAAATTCCTCAAGAGACATCGTCGCATCATACTCTCCCGCCGCCTCCGGTGCCACGGGATACATCTTCGACGGCACACCCCATAGATCATAACGAGCGTCGGCTTCAGTCACTTCGCAGCCGGTCTCTTTGGCGCGCATCGTCAACACATCGCTTCGACCCGCCTTGGCGATCTCCGTCAACAGGTTCGCTTGAATCAACACCTCACCCGACTCTTCCACCTCCGCATGCGCAACCTCATAGGCCACATGCGTCTCCAGGTTGGTGCCGTGCAACGTCACCCGGCCCTCTTCGGCCACGATCCGTACGCATCGGATCACCGGCTTCGGTGAATGGTTCGGGATCACGATTCCCAGCAATCCCATCGCGTCTTTCAACGCCTCTCTTTGAATTTGAATCTTCATGCAGCACGCTCCATAGATTTTTATGGACATCAGCCAAACAAGTTACTCCTCACCATCCACGAATTCACGAGCAGGATCATTCAGTCTAGGCAGGACGGGCTCCTCAACCCTTTGGATGTTTTGCAGGTTTTTCACTGCTTGGCGATAGTAGGATGGCTTCAACTCGATACCGATCGCCTTGCGGCCATTCAGCACCGCCCCATAACACTCAGAACCCACGCCCATGAACGGAGTCAGTACCGTCTCGCCAGGATTCGACCAGAGAACCACCGCCCGCTCGATGACGTCAAGCTGCAATGGGTGGACGTGCTTTTCGTCCTGGTCATCCTTGGCCGTTCTATGCTTCAATACGCGATCGATTCGAATATCATCCCATACCGACGAAGCATATTGCCGCCATATCCATTGACTGAAAATGTTCTTCTTCTGGTCACCTGCCATGCCTCGATATCCAAGGGAGTCGGACGGCGGCTCCCTTTCGCCTGCATAGCTGAGCATGCCGGTCTCGTGTGTCACGGGCGTTTTGTTCTCCCCCTTACGTCGAAACATCAACAGGTAATCCGCGTTCGCTATGGAGCACCGCGTGGAATCCTCACACAGGGTCTTATGGTGAAGTGATTTCATCATCGTGCGATTACGAACCATCAATGGCTCCTTCCAGATCACACGACGACCGCCGTAGGCCCAGCCGCGATTTTCATGCTCGATGATGATGCGCCCGGGCAGGTCGAACATCGCGTCACAGCCCGAATTGCTCAGCGGGATGTCCATGCAGTGGACCGCACTGATCCGACCGGGCATCGTCAACCGTGTCAACTGGTCTATGCAATATCCGTAATGACCGAAGAACTCGTCGCGGTCGATCGCGTTGCTCATGTCCCTCGGATCGCTGCTGTACTGGTACAGCCCCGCGAATGGAGGGGAATACAAGCTCAAATGGATGCTGCAATCCGGCAATTGATCCATCGCCGCCACACAATCTCCGCAGTAGATCGCATATTCGTCCGTTATTTTCTGTTGCATCACAGCCATACAGGTTTCTCCAATCCCATCGTGTATTCATCGCTCTCGTTGATCGTTGTCGCTGCCGACATTTCTCGAATCAATGCCTCAAACATCTGGCCCGCCTTCTCCGCTTTCCTCCTCATATTGCCCAGGACGCGGCATTCACCTTCAGTGGCAATGACATCCAGTCGCACGGGCTTGTTCTGTCCAAACCGCCAGCATCGGCGAACGCTCTGGTAATACTGCTCATAACTATGCGTTGCGAACGTCACCACATGATTGCAGTGCTGCCAGTTCAAGCCGAACGCCCCGATCTTCGGCTTGATTACCAGAACACGCACCTTGCCCTCGGCAAACGCTTCATACAGTTCGACCTTGCGGTCATCCGGCGTGCGGCCCGCGATCTGTTCGGCATCGCCAATCAGCTTCTCCAGCAAGTCCCCCTCGCAGTTCATGTGGCACCACACCACGGCAGGTCGGTCATGGTCCACAAGCCTGGCCGCGTACTCACACCGCTCCGCCAGCGTCCTTCGCCTCTCTTCCCGCTCGGCACCGAGCCCGAAGGCAGGGACCGTAAACAACATCCCCGGAGGTGGAACCGCCGATTGAATGATATGGTCGTGTTCATGTAGCGGCGGCAGAATGAATCCGGCGTCGTCAAACCCCAAATCCGAAGGCATCCGACACGCACGAGCCCACGATGCAACCCACCGCCAAAAAGCTTGCACCGCATGATGCTTCAGCCGCCATTGCCCGATCGTCTGGGCCACGCGGTAGGCCAGCTTGCGGAAATAATTCGGGTCCGTGCCCATCAGAAATTCGGCCTCATCCTGCAACTTCTGCTCCCTCTTTTGCCCTTTGTCATCCAGTTGCCAGAAGAACCGCTTGAGCATCTCGCTGTAATGCAACTCACCCAACGCCTCGCTCGATGTCCCCAACTCGACATAATCGTTCGGTGCCGCCGTTGCCGTACACAGCAGGCGATACTCCATCTTGTTCATAAATCGCGTGATCTGCTTGCGACGCGTCCCATTGAATGATTTCAAAATACTCGATTCATCGCAGACCACGCCTGCGAAGTAGCCACTTTCGAAATGATGCAGCCGCTCATAATTCGTAATCACAATCGGACCATCATGCTGTCCATCCTGGCTACGTGCCACTTCGATCCCGAACTTCGCCGCCTCCCGCTCGGTCTGCTGAGCAACGGCCAGCGGCGTAAGGATCAAAACCGGCTTGCCCGTCTTGCGGCGGACGTTCTCTGCCCACACCAACTGCATCGGCGTCTTGCCCAGACCGCAGTCAGCAAAGATCGCAGCACGGCCCTTGCGAACCGCCCATTCCACGAGTGACCGCTGAAACGGAAACAAGAAGTCCGGCATGAACACAGGATCGAATCCGTGCTCACATCCCACCTGCATTTTTCGCTCAAGAAAATCCACGTACCCAGACGACATAACGAGTCATACTCCATTATGGAATTTTATGGATATTTTACAGGGCCACCTCAGTCCCCCTCCGCTTGATTTCTTTGGCGAAGCGGCCCCGCCACATCTTATTGTCCAACGCCCCCACGCCCCACTCCAGATAGTCCAGCGGGACCTCGCTCAGGGGCTTGTCCTTGTACTTGCCGAACGTCACTTTGGTTCCGCCGTCCGCCTTATCCTTGGGTTTCTTGACGAACGTCTCCAGGTTCTCACCCGTCGTCACGTCTGCGCCAGTCAGAAAACCCGCGTTCGACTCGAGCCGCCACATGCCGTTGCCGTTCTGGTCGAACAACTCGAACGTCTCAATCCGACCGAACCGCCGCACGTTGTCGCACAGGTCGATCAGGCGACACCCATCCTTGCCCGGAGAGGGCCGGATACCCCGGCCCACGATCTGATAGAACAGGGCCACGGATTTCGTCGGCCTGCCGATCACGATGCAGTCCAGAGCCGGGAAATCGAATCCAACGGTGAGCACGGCCACGTTCACGACACAGCGAATCCGCCCCGCCTTGAAGTCCGCAAGAATCCGCTCCCGATCCCTCTTTGGCGTCTCGCCCGAGACCTCCGCGCAGGATATGCCGTACCTGCCAAGCTGATCCAGAACCCTCGCTGACTCAGCCCGGAACATGGTGAACACCAACAGGTGCCGGGCCTGACTCATGCGGACTGATGCCACGATCTTATCCACGATCCCCTTCGCTTCGTTGTATTGCTTCAAGGCCGATTCGTCGAAATCCTGGCCGGTGGAGTTGGATCGGATTTCGGTGGCGTCGTACCCATCCACGCACTGATACTGCAACGGACACAGATGTCCTTGCTCGAACAATTCCCCCACCTGCGTGACGTGGAGCATATCACTGAAAATCCTGGGCCGCGTCCGCGTCAGAATCCGAGACTCGGCTACCCGGTTGCCGCTGTAGTGATTGTAGCTGCGCATCCGGTACGGGGTGGCCGTCAACCCGATTGTCTGCAATCCCAACTCCTTGATGAACTTCTCGTACATCCCGCCCTTGGAATTGACTCCGTGTGCCTCATCGACGATGATCCGGTCGAAGTCCTTGAACACCTCGGGCCGTTTGACCACTGACCCGATGGTCGCAAACGTCACCTGTCCCACATCCTTGCGTCCACACGAGGCAGAGTAGACGCCGATGTCCCGACACCCAAACGCCTCCATCTTGGCCTTGTTCTGCTCGAGAATTTCCTTCGTCGGCTGCAACACGATCGTCCGACCACCTGCCTCTTTGGCAATCGATGCTACGAGCAGCGACTTACCCGATCCGGTCGGTGCCACGATGATCCCGTTCTTCTTCTTTCGCAGGGACGCGAGCGCCGCATCCACGGCGGCACGTTGGTATGGTCTGAGCACTGGAGGCATGGCTTACCTCTCTTTCACCTCCCGGACGGCGCGGGCCAGTCGCTGGATGGCCTCGGTATAGAATTTTATGGATCGCTCACATGAGAGAGCGGGTCAACCTGAACTGCTCGCGCAGGCTGCGCAGAATCTCCGCGTAGTCCGCCTTCCCGTAGAATGGCGGCACCGGCCTGGAAACGATCGAGCCGATCTTCGCCCATCGCTTGGGCTGGCGAACCTTCATGGTTGCTTCAATCGCCAGCAGGAACCTCCGATTGCTTACATGCGGAGATTCCGGCCCGAAGTGGTGGCAGTCAAAGCAGAGCCCGACGCCGAAGTCGGGATCAAACCGAACGGAAGGATCGTTCGACTGGCTGCGAAAAACAATGTGATGCGCCTCCAGAGGCAAAACCCGGTGGCACAGGTAGCACCGACCACGGGATCGCTCCAATACGAGAACCATCCAGGCCCTATCGCACGCCTCGGCAGTTGCATTTCTTCGCCGCTTCATGCCGCCGCCTTGACCATGTCAGCCACGGTGATCTTTTGCAGGCCATCCCGGACCATATCTCGGAGCGAAGCGTTGACCATCCGAGACGGCAGCGGGCTGTCACCGCCATCAGGAAACAACGGCCCCTCGATGGCTGTCACAACCTCGGCCAGCTTGATCTCATGCAGCGGCCTTACGATCGAATAGCCTCCATTGCGGCCAGCCTTCGACACCAAGATTCCGGCTCGCGACAGGTCGCGAAGTATGCTCCATGCGTGCCACTCTCGCCCCAGTGACCCGTGTATTTCGTCCACCGTCACCACCTTGCCCTGACGACCGATGAATGCCAGGGCGTCAATCGCCACCTCAGTCCGCTTTGCCAACCTCATGATCCAACCCTCGATACAATCTCGGTTTCGCTGTTTTCGGCAGGTACAAAGGATGCTTGGGGTGCCCTGCCTTTGTCACACCCAAACAGTGGACTTTGATTCCGTTGTCTATCAACATCCGCAAGACCGCCTCCCCGCGACCATGCAAAGTCCCGTGAACGCCCCATGCCGCGATAACAATGTCTGCCTCCCATGCACCTTGAATGATAGCATCGTTATTCCACGATCCCACAGGGTCATCGACTGCCAACAACCCTTTCGGGTCCGTCGAGCGGTACGCGAAGATGTTGGTCATCACGTAGCCATCGTAGCCCCAATCCTGGGCGAACCCCACACACCTCCTGATCGTCGGGTCATCCTCGGTGTCCGTTGCGGTCGAACAGTTCAGGCCGATGAAATTCGCACACCGCAGGCCCTTGCGATTACCGCTCTGCCACCATCGCTCCAAGCGATACCGATACACCCTGTCAAAGGAGAAAACGGCGTCCGTGAGAATGTATGGCTTCCTCATGCCTCCACCTTCGCATCACAGCGAAAGCCCGAGAGCACGCGGACGTCGGGATGGTCCTTGAATGTGCGATAGAACGTCGCCCAGATTTGCTTGCGGGTCGGGCGATCCAGATGGAAACAGAAGTACATCTTCCACAATGCCCGCCGCATGGCAATGGCCTTGCCCATAACCTTGTTGTATTGGTCCCTCGGGCCACACTTGCTGACGCCAACAGCATGAATCTCCGTCGTACCGGTCATCTTCACAGACACCACACAGGACGTCACGGGCAGAGCCTTCCTGCGATACTCCACATGAAACGACACGTAAACCTCAGTCCCGTCACTCAACACAGCAGCCTTCATACGTCACGCTCCTTCTTCAAAATCGTTTCACTTTCGCGTCGTCGCGGTGAATCACAATATCCTGCTCGAAGTCCAGATACAGCTTGAGGCCACTCTTGCCCGTGTCGAGCTTGATACGGCCAATCTCCCGGTCTTTCTCCTTGTCGAAGAGTCGAACCCACACTCCCTTGTGCGGCTTGATTGCCAGCATCGAGAATCCTTTCAGTCGTTCGTGGCTTCAATAGCTGCCCGGACCACATCCAGCAGCCCCCAATCATCGGGCAGCTTCAAATACGGTGCCCTGGTGGGCATGTTGGCGTCGGCGCGGATTCGACGGTTGCCTGGGTGAATATGGTGACGCCACAACGCCTTGCCGTTCACGTACCGGATCAGGGCATAATGAACCTCCCCGTACTGCACCAGAGACAAGCCGTGCTTCTGAGCCAGCGCCCGCGCCGTCTCGAAATCCTCGATGGCCCTCTCGTGATTCGCCTGCCCCCGAGCCTGTCGCTCGGCCCGCATGGCCACATACGCATCGATCATGTCACTCATACAAAATCACGCTCCTTGCAAGATAAAGGGGCCGGGATTGCACCGGCCCCCATTGCCCAAGGAAGCTCAGAACGCCTTGGCAATCCCAAGCACCGCCATCTCGCCAATCGACCGGACCTCTGCAAACACAAGAAAGTCGTCCATCGGCTCGTACTGCACACCAATGAAACCTCCGACAGGCTCGTCCTCATCCAACCCGAACGAGGCATGGGCGTAGCCATCGTCATAGGCGACCCCCATATCCAGGTCGCCATCAGCCATCAGAAAGCACGGTCCACCATAGACCGTCAGCTTGTCCCGCGACCAAGCCACCGCCGGTGCCACATACACCTCGACCACATCTATGTTTACCGTAGCCGTGACGCCATCGAATCGCACCTTGTCGTCGGCCTCCCAACCAGACACCTGAACCGTGCAACCGATCGCCCACTCATCCGACAGGGCAATAGAGCCACGCACGCCAGCCAACCAGCTTCCACTGGAGCCGTCATAGCCTTCGGCCTCTGCCGAAACGAAACCACCCCCGGCAAACACAGACACCCCCTTGACCACGCCGAACTCGCCGGACAGCATCCCGCCGTCAACATCAAGGTCAAGGTCTTCCTCCAACTCCCAGCCCTTGCCGCCAACCTCCAGAGGCAACTCGCCAGTAGAGAACAGACCCCTCACTGCCAATTCGCCAGGATCGACCACAGGAACCGGATTCCACTGCGCAGACGCCACCGCCACCAACGCAAAAACCAACACAATCGAAGCTCTCATTGCCATACCCTTTCCAAAAAAGCCATCATCACTCCGGTCACGCGACCAGAGCATCCATCTCAAATGTTGGTTATTTTCCAGCCGTTGAACATTTCAACTCCACGCAAGAAGCGCCCATGCTACCGCTGCCTGGAGGGGCACTTGCCCGTCTCCGCAGGTTTTAATGCGGTCCATCTTATCGGCCATCCCATCCACCATTCCGCAAAATCCGGCGTCAATCGGTAGCCAGTTGCTGCATCCTGTAAAGTCTCTTGCGGCAATGATTGTGTTGAAAGTCTCTTCAGAGCAGTGTGCAAGTTGGGACCGCCAGAATCCGGTCTCTCCGCTTTGGTCGGCCCCCGGTTGCCGTCCGACTTTAATAGCGTTGGTAATCTTGGGATTGCCCCCGACAGCGAGTATCTCCCCTTGCTGTCCCTGGCGTTTGGTCCCCCGTGATCCCCATCCGAGGAGTTTTTCGACGCGCCTTTCCTGTTCCAATTTCCGCAAACCGTCAGTGTTGGCAGCAAGGCACCACCATCGATTTCTCTTATGGCCCGCGCCGACATGAGAGGCAGCAAGCGTTCCATCACGCCAGGAATATCCCCTCTCCACAAGGGCGCTGACGATCTCCCGCCGGCCTTTTGTTCTGATTCTCGGGGAGTTTTCAAGGAAGATGATTGGCGGTTTGATAATGTCAATTGCTTTGAACAACTGCCAAACAAGTCCTGATCTTGGCCCGTTGATTCCCGCGCCTGAGCCAGCACATGAAATATCCTGACAAGGGAATCCCGCTGCGATGCAATCCATTCGTCCCTGCCATGGACCGGGGTTGAACGATCTAATGTCCGCACATTCAACATGCAGACTGGGGAACCATCCTGATTCGATAAGAACACGGCATCTCCTTTTATTGACTTCCAAAGCAAAAACCGATTTATGTCCGAGGATTTCGGACGCTAAAACCCCACCTCCGCCTCCAGCGAAAAAGTGTCCGACGGTTATCATTTGCTGTTAACCTCCGGGTTTCTCTCGCTGTTAAACGATACATACCGGAAATGTTTTTTGATGTCGTTTTCCGCTTCATCGGGATCGGGAATGCTTTCCACGATCCTTTTGCATTTACCGCACGGCTCTGAGTAGGCGTGCTTAGTGTTCGGGCTATTTTCGATACGGGCCCCGCAGAAGGCTTTCAACTGGCCCGGCAGCCTGGCGTGACAGCGAAATTTCGACCAACCGGAATCTTGGTTTT